TTGCAATTGATAAAATGTTACCCCATTCTCCTGGTGTTTTTGCGATAATATTGACATTATTGTTATAGTAGAGTTGGGTATTTTCATAATCTAATTTATTATTGATTGAAAAATCATAATTTATTATGTTAGAAGAATTATAATATGTATCACCTGCAGTTCTAGTTACCCATACACCATTTGAATATTGAAGGAAATTATATATTTGATACCAATCATTATGATGATAATTTATTCCACGGCCAAATATAAATTTGAATTCATTTATATCAGTGATAAAAGTTGGTACATTAATCGGGCCTTTTTCGAAATGGCCAGCAAAACATCCAATTTCATTGTTGATATTTGGAGTGTATTTAACCTTTTCTATTGTTGTTGTATTAACACCTGGACTTAACATATTGACCTTTATATTTAATTTATTTTATTTATATTCAGACATAAAAAACCGGGTTAAGAAACCCGGTTATCATTTGGAAGTATTGGTACGTTAATAATAATTATCCGCCAATGACCTCAGCAAATGAATTTGTTCCGGCATTTGTGAATCGTAAATTAATGTATTCTGCAACATAAACGGGTTTAATATAGATATCAACAATTAGTTGATTTCTACTGATTACATCGGGTGTATTATTTGATTCATCACAAATTACCAAGAAGTCAGTTATACCACGGCCAGCTTGTACTGTGCCTAAGTAAGGTTTAATCATAGAAATAATGCGATTTCTTGTGAAATTATCATTGAATTCCATAACTTGATATTTAGCCATTTTTGACAAAGCACGTTCAAGAGTATTGAATAATCCACGAACGTTTGCGCGGTCAAAAGATGAAGGCTTAGCAAGTAATGTTTTTTGACCCCACATAACTGTACCTTGACCAGGGAATGCAACAATTGGATTAATACCATTTTTGTAAAGCATATCACGTTGACCTTGTGTAGGATTGAAAGCAAGTTTAGTAACATTCTTAATTTGGCCACGTTCTAAACCAGCACTTGCCCACCATGATGCACGGTTTTGAGAAGTTTCAGCACGTAGACCAGCGATATCACCAGCAATATTAATCCAACGGTATTTATCGTTATAACGATCGTATTGGTATTTATAGTTACCACAACTAATTACGAACATATTGTTGTAATTAATGTTTGTATTAGAAGGATTGGTTCCTGTACCTTTTCTCCATGATAACAAGTTTTGAATAGCATTTGTTGATTTTTTACCAACAACATCTATATATTGCGGACCAATGAAACCAAGACAGTCTTGACGTGTATCAAGCAAAGCAGCAACAGATGCACCATTATCTAATTCATTAGCTATAACGATGTCAATATCAATTTCTTCTTTGTTGTTAAATAATTCGTATGCAACTAATAAGTCATCTTCTTGGATACCTGCATCATTAGCATATTCGAACGTTAAGTTGTTACCGATATAAGTTGAATTAGTTTCATCCCATAATAGTACATAATTAGCAATATTATTAGTGTTAGCAGATGAATTATCTACAACATAAATGTAGTTAGATGAAACGTTAATAACATTCTCGATGTAAGTAGATTTGTTATTAAAATCTTTTGCAGTTTCATCAAAATCAACAACATATTGTTCTACAATAGTGTCATTTTCTTTAATAACAATAGCAATTTCTGTACCTGTTGGAGCATATTCAAACAAGTCATCTAATATAACACCTTCAAATGCATAGCGTGTAACATGACTAGCAGGAGCAGTTGAATTAGCTAAGAAAGCGCTTGGGTCAGCCACACAAATAGATAAATTATTTGCAGAAGTACCCGGATTTTTAGCAATAAATTGAAGTTTAGAATTCGGGTTAGTAAAAATCGGTGTAAAGTTATTAGTAAACTCAAACGCATTAGCAACAGGTTGTACACTTGGTAAATAATCGCTAATAGCTGTAACCGCTGAATTAGCAACAGGGAAAGTTCCACTTTGAATTGTAACTTGTGTAATATTTGTATCATCAACAGCTTCAACAATACCGTTCGTAGTTTGAGTCCAAATATTAACAGTAGTATTAGCAACCACAGATTCAGAAGATAAAACTGATAAACCGCGATCAATTTCAATTGATGGAGCAACAGGATCAATAGCAACAATTTCGTATACTTCTGAATCAGTGCCGAATGTAATCGTTTGGCCAACACTTAAATCATTAACAGTAACCATGCCAACAGAGATATCACCACCAGTTTGAACAGCATCAATTAATACAATATCACCAGTTTGTGTAACAGAACCGTTTGTATTTGCCGCACGAGCGATAAGTAATTTGTTACCATATTGTAAAAAGTTATAACATTGGAACCAATCATTATAGTTAGTATCAGTTGGGTAACCATACATAGAGATTAGTTCTGAAACAGAAGTAATCAGTTTATATTCATCAACAGTACCTTTTGTAAATTGACCAGAAAATACAGCGATAGAATTTGATACTGAAGGTACGATAGTACTATCATCAATTTCCGTAACGTATACACCTGGCGAAAGCATTTCAGCCATATTAAAATTCTCCTTTAAGTTTATGAATTAGCATTACTTTCTGTATATCATATAATTAATTTAAATGAGTCAGAAAAACCATTTGTAATTTATTCATGCATTCATAAAACATGACATTTAATTGGACGAACCTAATTAAAAATACGTTGGTAGTGCTAAAAGTTATAGTTTTTAGACATTACGGTCACTATGAATTATTAAATTATTTATATTTTACATAATATAATTACCAACTAGAACTATCATCTTCCTTATAGAAATTAGCGAATAATGGGTCTTTTTCTTCTTTTTTGATCTTTTTGAATTCATCTTTTATTTCATCGTTAGACATTTTAAAGATTTCTTGAAGAATTGTTTCAACAGCAAATAATTTACCTTGATGTTCTTGTATATTTGTGTAAATACCCATTTTAGAAATGAATGCTTCTAATTTCATTTTTTCAATAAATTTATTTTCTTGAACGAATTGAATCTGTATATCTTGTTCAATACTATTCCATTCTTCTTCATTCATAATGCCACAACTAATAATTTCACGTTTTAGTATAGATTTAAACATAGAAGAATAAACTAATCTAAGTCTTGATATGAACATGAAAAATTTCATATCTTCTTTAGTTGTTCTTGTCTCATCAAAAGACCATGA